ATCCCTGAAACGTCTTTTTGTAAACTGAATAGAGTTTTTATATTGGTTATCGGTTTTAACCTCGTTACTCTCTATCTTGTTTAATTCGCTTGAAACCGTTGCGCCAGTAGTCGTATTGGATAATTCAATAATCGGGCTGTAAGGTCTGTGTATATACTCCTTAATACTGGTAATCCTTATCTTTATACCTTCTGGTATGAATTGCGGATCTTTAAAGAGTATGTAACCGCCCAATTTTATTTTGCCACCAATAGAGAGCCAACGCTTTTTGGAATAAATGCTATCCAATTCTCCTTTGAATGTGAATTTTGGATCTTCATTCTCATAAAGATATTTGGCTGCTTCCCTGAACATATCCCAGCTTGCACCTTCTTTCGTTGAGTTATTGCAAATGTACGCATCCGGCAACTGTATTCCGAACACAGCGTATTTATCCCCCAGGTTAGGCTTATATGTCATTGGGCATAATCTGACCGTCTATTTCTTGTGGAGTTATCAAGAATTTACGTTCTTTATGAACGTATTTAACTTCAAATTCTTTATTACTACCAGCAAGCATACCAGACTGAAATATAACAGTCATGTTATTACCTTCTATCACATAATCCTCAAAATTCAGATCATCAGGAATAGAACTATCTATAAAATCATAGAAATTCTTTTCTTTATCGGAAACAACAACATTAGAAACACTGCCTACTCTTTTAGGTGAAATATGAGAACAATCCAAACTATCCTCTTGAACATCCGTAAGGGTTGTATCAGCCCGTTTTATATACAAGCCTTCCGCATCCGAAACGTAAGCACGCCCTTCATACTCCAATCTTTGATTTTTGGGCAAAAGCAATTCCTTAGATCCATATTTGCTAAAGTCTATATTCTGCTCCCCACCTTGAACGTACAATATGGTAACTGGTCTATTTCCGTCCTTGTTGGAGCGTCCTAAACCTGGAACAAAACCTTTATCTTTCCCATATTCAAGAGGCAAAGGTTCACCCTTGTTATATTCAACTTTACGCAAGTGTATTGTTTTGATAGCCGGATCTATTTCATACTCCGTCTTAAAGGTATCGGCAATAGTAGGCAAAGCTTCACTACAAAAGATATGGTTGTAGTTAATAGTCTTTTCTTCTGCTTCAATACATTCGCCAACTTTCCAACCGCTATCTCTCATGTTGAGATTATCTACAATTAACTGTAGATGCTCGTGAGGTTTTGCAGTGTAATCGAACTTTAAACGCTTAGAAACAATATCCCGGCATTTGTATTTACCCAATATTGCGCCTATGTCATACATTACAAGAGTGTATTCAAAATTCCGACTGCTTTTCTTCTTGAAGTCGTCAGGATCCATAAGGTAGTAAGTGATATTCTTGTAGATACAATAAGCTCCTACGGGAATGTTTATGAACTCTTCACTGGCAAAGTACAGATAAAGAGTGCCTACATTCTGTAAAGCCGTATATCGGTAGCTGCTTGTATCTACCAGAATATCAATCTCCTTGTTGTTGAAATGTATTTTCATGTTTACTAAGTGAATTGATAGATCTTACCATTTCCGCATTTCATCCCTTTAATCGTAGTGCTGAAAGGGAAAGCGTCTTTGGGGATCTGATCCAAAGTTTTCTTTAAAGAAGCTGCGTTTGTGAAAAACTTACCATCCGCACCATTGCTATGTTTAAATTTCACAAGGTATCTTCCTTCACCGTGCGAAGTCTTTACATCTGGAATGAAATCTTCTACAATGATCTCACAGTTCAGCACATCCGAAATAGAAACCTGGCTACAGTTGAACATTTTACGTTCATCTTGTACGGTTACACCTAACTCACTAAACTTTTTCATCACAATATAATATTAAGTTCCTTACAATCGTTATCTATCATTTCTTTGATAGCTTTTCTCTTTTGCAAATATTCCTTGTAATCATTGGTAGCTGATTTTTCAGTAAGAATACCGAGCTGGGCAGCGTTATAGTCATTGATAATCTTGGCTTCTTTATCCGAATCCCACAAATGGGTAATAACTGCCTTTTTTAGCTTATCATTTGTAACCATTCCCCAAACAACAACTTCGTTACAAGTCCATTTTGTAGCTTGCCCATTATCTCCAGCTTCTCCAAAATGGTTTTCTACTTGAACTTCCTGAATATCCCAACGGTATGTGTAAGAACCATTCCCGTTAGCCTCTAACTTAGAAGGCTTAAAATCGTAGTGTATCATATACTTGCTTTTTAATTATTGTTTTTAATAGATGCTTAGAATTACTATATTTAGCCCAGCCAAACCAACTGCAAATAACTTGCTTGTATTCCATATCGGAAATGTGCTTTTTCTTATTCAGCTTGGCTGCCTTCCTACATAGGTTCTTTTTGATTCCCTTCCGAATAAGGGTATGGGTATGGTAAAAGACATACCCGACAAAATCAATACCTCTATGGCTATCAATTTTGAATACTTGAAACTTCCATTTCTTTTTTCCAGTTTTAGGATCCACTTTACGAAGTGATAGCTTTAAATTGTCATGCAGATATTCTTCAATCTCTATACGGAGTTTGTGAAGCTGTTTAGGATCATCGCCTAAAATCACAATATCATCTGCATACCTAAAGTAATATCTTACCTTCTTAACCTCCTTTATCCAGTGATCGAAGTAAGCCAGATAAATATTAGCAAAATACTGACTTAGATAGTTCCCTATGGGTACGCCATCGGCACTGTCTATAATCACGTCAAGCAACCAAAGCAGATCTTTATCTTTGATTTTCTTCCGTAATATTGTTTTCAAAATATCATGGTCTATACTTGGATAGAACTTCACTATATCCATTTTCAAGCAGTAAGTAGTGTGTTCTGGATCTTCTTTCAAAGCCTTCTTTACTTTATCTGCTGCTTTATGAATACCACGATCCTTAATGCAAGAATAGGTATCTTCTGTAAATAAGGACACCCATATAGGCTCCAGAATATTCATAATGGCATGGTGCAAGATTCTATCAGGATAATAAGGCAAACGGTAAATAAGCCGTTCTTTGGGATCTCTGATTATAAATACCTCATATTTAGAATTTACAAAAGTCTTGTTTTTCAAAGATTCGTGAAGAGCCAGTATGTTTGCTTCCCTATTCCTATCGTGTCGTTTGACACCATAAGAACGCAACTTGCCTTTTCTGGCTTTTTCATCAGCCAGGCGCAAGTTGTCAAGTGAAATAATTTGCTCGTATAAATTACTTAATCTCTTCATATTCTTTGTTTTTCGTACTCAGAGCCTTCGGTTTCCCTACCAGCACCTTTATGAGTTATGTTATCTTCTACCAATAGGTAAGGTCGTTGCTTCGTATGTTGAGTTAATTTTGAAAAATCATAGCTGAGAGCTGACATTCGCATTCGTATTCGAGGGGGTGTTATTCGTATTCGCATAACCGAAGCCTGCATGATCGCCATTATTCGTATTACCGCTGAAAAGGACACCCACCAGCAACCAACCTATATTTATTTGTTTATTAATCATTTAAGTTTTGCAGTCTAAACCTGGCTCGCTTCACGATTCAGGAATAAAACAAAGCCGAGAGCCGACATACGCATACGTACTCGAGGGGGCGTCAGACGTATCCGCAGAACCGAAGCCCGCAGGAGCGCCAAGAGACGCACTACCGCCGAAAAGGACACCCCTAAGAGCGTTAGATCCTATATTGGTATAGAAGTAATCACACCAATAGGTAGTAGATCCACCTCCGACTACAGAAGCAATCAAATCGCCAAATTCACCGAAAATCATTTCTTTTGCATAACCTTCTGCACGTGCAGCCAATCCTCTAAGCGTATAGCCTGTGTAGTTACTATCGTTGTATTTAGAAGGATCATCGCAAACATACACTTTAGAAGTTCCTCCGTCTGAATTGGTTTTCACTTCTATATTTACTCCATCCGTCCACTTCCAGACGTGCCCGAAGGGATTTTCAATACCACGATAGCGAGGTACGGTAAATACTTTGCTGTTTTCTCCTTCTGCTTTCTCTAAAGTGTAAGCTACTTCACCAGAAGCATTTCCCAATTCATCACTCGTACCGCAAGGAATAATAGGATAATAACCACTAAAATTGTTCCACTTTGTACCATCCCATGTAGTTACACCATTACCCAAACCACCCTGAGCATACCCGTTGCTATCTTTCTGGGCATTGAAAGCCAACTGGCAGTTAAGGTTTCCATACTCTATGTAATAGAGCCATGCCAAAGTGATATAAGCGTTATAGTCCATGCAGTTCCATTGCGTACCAGCTCCCCTTTTACGAGCAGCAGCACGAAAGTTTGTTCTACTCGTAGATGTAGCTGGCTTGCCTAATTGGGATTTAGGCAAAGCATCCCAATCTGCTTGGTTATTACCACCTCTGTAATCAGCCGAAGTATTTACTACAGAAGCCAGTTTACCAGTGCTACGTTGGATTGTTGCCTCATAAGC